TGCAGTACTCTCACTTCCAACAAACGTTAGTGCTGCAGTAGTAAGTGGGACAGCATCAACTGTCTGGTAAGCACCAGAACTCACAATCGACGGAGAAACCTTAATAGTCATATCACCACTGCCAGTCGAAGTTGCAGCTTCAGTTACAACAAATCTCCTTAACACTCCAGTACTCTCACCAGACATAGTATTAACCGCATATACGCCAGCAATTGTAAATATATCGCCAACAGTAACTGTACTTGATGTAGCATTCCAGCCATCTGTTACTACTTGAGTAGCACCAGAAGCTGTCGTCCCGTTCATAATCGGAGTCGCAGCGGTAGTAAACACTCCAGTTGTATGTCGTACAACATTCTGATCAGCGTACAAACTCAAATTAGCAATCTGACCAAGGAAACCTTTGGTCATAATATTATCTGCAACTTTCGCAGCAAATGTTCCCTTAAGCCCATCAGCCAACGACCAGTTAGCAGCGGGATTAAGAATTCCCACTCTGGTATCATCCGGCGTAGACTCATCATCCAAAGCAGTCTGACAATCTCCAAGTACCTTAAATGTCGCCGGCGTGTTTCCTGGCGTACCTGCATAGTTATAAACATCGTCATACAGTCCGCAAAGGTCAGCATCAACCTGATTCGCCAAAGCATTAGCAGCGGGAGAAATATACCTCTTACTGTAATCCTCAATAGTAGTTGTCAATTCAACAGAACTGAACGCCCAGGAAACATGCGCCTGAACTGTCATGGTAATAGTAGTAGAAGGTTCAGAAATATCCGTATTATTTCTTGCCTGAGTCTTTGTTACACGAAATTTATTCGGCTTACGCACAGTAATAGTCTGTCCTACTTTGACAAACTCATTTTTATAGGCAGTATACACATGCCGAGACATAGCCAAATGATTTGTTAATTGCATAAGAGCTTCCTTAGCAATTATAGCTGGGGTCAATAAGTCATTTTCAGTAGCCATTGTAATTACTCCTTATTTCTTTTCACGCCAAGCTCTATACTCTTTAGGACTCATATCATTAGGATCTTTTTGAGTTATGCCTGTAGTCTTTACCGGTGTTATAGGCTCTGGCGTTTTAGTTAACTTCTTCGCTGTTGCTTTAGGAACTACCTGACCATCAACAATCAAGGCACCATCACTTGCTGTATTAGGTTTAGGTATTAAAGCAGACAACTCCATTTCCAATTTACCGATTTCTCGTGCAGCTTTCACTGAGGACATCTCACTTATCTCAACAGCTATATCTGGATTCTTACCAAGATGGTATAAAACTTCTTCAGCAATATCTGATAATGTAATTACTTCAAGCATATCTGCTGTAAGAGTAAGGTCTTCACTAAAAACAAAGGTATCATAATCCTCATACTTCTCACGACCTTTAATAGTAACCTTATTTAACTCTTCTTCAGCAGTATCTGCAGTTTGCTTCTTAACATCTTCAGCAGATTCCTTAGCTGTAGTATTCTTTTGACCTTTCAGTCCGTTCTCTACTTTCCAATCTGTTAACGCTTCAACAAACTCTACCATAGTTTCAAAATCTTCTTCCTTTGGCTTATCTGGCAAAGGGGTATTTCTCTCGAGTTCTTTTATCTTATCCTCAGCAGCACGAAGTTTAGTATTCGCTGTTTCGGCTGCTCTTTCAGCAGTTCTCCAACGCTTAGTTAATTTACCTATACGTTCTTTAACTGGTTTTGAATCTGTTTCTGTTTCTAAAGTAGTTTCCTCCGTAGATTTCTCTTCCTCTTCTTTTACAGATTTACCTACTTTCTCTTCTTTCTCTTCTTTCTTTACAACTACTTCTTTAACTTCCTTTTCCTCTTTTTTCTCTTCCTTTGCGGGAGTATAATTCTCTCCCGAAGTAATATCATCCTTAGATACTACCATATCAGTCTTAGTAGCGAACGGTGTAGTAGAATCCACAGACAATAAATTCGGATTATCTACTCCATTAATTACACCAGGTGCTGATAAATCTGCCTTTTTTATTTCTTCTATTGTTTGTAACATGCAAGTCTCCTTAACTTGATTGCAGTGAAGTTTCACTGAGGGTTAGTTATTATTCTTCTTTTTGTTCATTATCCTCTGCTTCAATTTCATCCATAAGCTTTTTTACACCATCTTTGGATTGTACTTGAGCAAATTCAAGTTTTAATTTTGCTTCATCAAGTTTTACCTGTTCTTGTTCTAACTTTACTTTCGATTCGTCAAGCTTCACTTGAGCTTCTTGTAATTTTATTTCTTCATTCGGATCAGGGGGAGGCGGCTCAGGTGCCGAGGCAGAAGGAGGAACCTCTTCACCTGCTTGTTTAGCCGCCTTTGCCTCTAATTCTGCTCGAATCTCCGGAGGAAGAAGATATCTAAGACGTTCTGCAACTTCTTCTGCTCCTTGCCAATCCATAGATTTAGCGTAAAGGTCACCAATAACAGGTGCTGCAGCAGGATAATATTGTATAAATTCCTGCATTGATTCTTTTGCCTCAGTCCGTTGTGTCGTAAATGATGGGCCAACAGTAACAACAACGTCATAAGTTCCGACCGATAAGTCATTAAAGATCTCACCATTTGGAGCCTCCATATTTACTGTTTCAAATTGATATTCTCCATCATCAAGGCCAAGACGTACTATACGTTCAGTATCTAGTATTGTTGGCGCTACGTCAATAAGAACTCTTCCAGTATGCTCAAGTGAGCGCGAAAGATTATCAATGAAGGAAAATGTTCCAACATCTCCTTCTTTTTTACGCTCCACTATTGCTTTTCCACTACGTTCATTACTCTGCATGCCAAGGCCAGCTTTTTGTATGCCAACAGTATCACGCATTTCCTGATCACTCTCCCGAATCTTCTCCACCATTGCACTAGAAACTTGCGGAGGAGCTTCTCGCTTTGGCCAACCAGGTGCTTGAGGATCTGGGTTACATAGCATATAAGCCATATTCTGCGTATGAGCGTTTTTCCACTGATCTTCATGACCTTTAAGCTGCGCAGGAGTAATCATATAGGGAGATTTTGGCTGCATAATTACAATCTCGGTGTCGCTTGATTGCCAGTAATTATACATACGCTGCGGATCTTTAGCATTTCTAATCAGTCCACGAAGAACTCTTTTTCCTCCAACATTAAATTCCTTACCCCATACGGGAATAATAGGAATATACTTCTTCCCAACCCACTCACGGGATTCAATTATCTTATTACCTGTAAGCAAATACCACATAATTTTATAACTAACAACATCTCGCTCACGGGCAGCTTTTTGACCTGTTGGAACTATATCTACCGTTTCTCCAGATTCAAGAAGGTATAACTTTTTCTTTATAGGTTCTTTAACAAAATACTCAGCAACTCTAACAGTATCCTTAGTCACCCAACCATCTACATATTGACTATCAGCAGTGTTAAACGGCATTGGATCTTCGCCGTACTTAGACTTAAACTCTTCCTTATCCATATCAGAAATAACAAAACAGTATACTGCATCAGAACAATCATACTCAGTATGTTGACCCCATATTACTGAAAGAGCATTATCAATCTTTTCTATACAAGCTTCTTGATCAAAAGAATCATCAGATACATACTTAGTTACAACTCTCCAAGCACCATACCCACAAGCTACAGCATGTTCAAAGCCATGATCTATAGCAATATCTGATTTTGAAATCTGTTGCACATGCTTAATCCAGCCACCAATAATTTTAGCTGTCTTAACATCAGCTTTAGAATCAACAGGAACAACCTTTATCGAAGGTCTATTCATTCTTTGATCACCGACAACTTGATCAATAAAAACTGCCATTTTATTAACAGTAATACAAGGACGCTTTTCTGCGATACGCTGAGCTCGAATACCTGCAGGCCATTGCTTTCCTTCTACAGCAATAAACTCAAGATCATTTAAAGCATTTTGCTTATTCTCTCCCTCTACTATTAAACCCTTCGCAAGACGATCACGAGCTTCTATAAGAATCTTTCGCTCTTTTTCTGCTGCTATTTTTTTATCTTCTTCTTTTGTCATTTTAGCAACCTAAATACTACTAGTAAATAACCATGCTGGATTATCATCTACCCATAAATCTGGATAAATATCTAATTTATTAAGAAATAACATTTTAGCTTCTCGGCATGTAAAATATACGCCATCAAGTTTATTTTTAAGGCTTTCAAGTTCATCACAAGTTTCTTCTGAGTATCGCATTGTTGCTAGAATAACAGTATAACTGAGTTCTTTTGACTTATCTATTATGCAATTAATAAGTTCTGGCATAACAGTATAAGTTTTATCATAATCAATACAGATAATTTTTTTGACATTACTCATTTTAGCGACCTAGCCAACCGTTAGCATTTAAACTACTATTAGTATAATTTCGTTTACGCATACCATCTTTCTTAGGTTTAGTAAACACTTGTGTTGCTGAATTATGAAAATACTCACTCATTCCAAGTGCATCTGCTATATTCGGAGAAGGAATCCCACGAGATTTCAGATCCTTCTTAGATTCTACCTTATACCCGCCATGAGCATTGAATTCATACCTTACTGTAGCTAACTCACTAGCAAGCTGCTGTCCGAGTGTTTCAGTCTCTCCTGGCGCTTTAATATCTGGAAACCAATACTTTCCAAGTAAACAATTATCTCTAACTCTGCACCATAACTCATCCCGAAGTCTATGATACCTGGCAATATTGCTAGAAGCATGAGTTACATTTACCTGATAAAGATTCCTCATATTATGCTTTTCAAGCCAATCAGCAACTGGACCGCCAACACCTATTACATCTACTGCGCAACCATCAGCTTCTTGTTCTTGATACGTCTGATTAACATGTCCTGCTAGATCAATAGTATTAAGCTTCCTAAATGTTTCCCAAGGATAAACCTTAAAATTTCTCCTAGGCAGAATAATCGAACTATCATCCCCGTACCTTGCCACATCAACAGATAAATATAACGGATCACCTTCACTTACCTCAAATTCATTTCCAATACACTGCTCTGCAGTCCATAACGGAATAAGTGTACTTTCATCCTGCAATGGAGGATTACCCTCGACACGAATTCTAAATACATTAGAATCAAGTCCATACTTTCGAGCAAAATATTCCGGCATTGAAGGATCAACGTTAGTAGACTTTCTCGAATCCCAATGAAACTTACACCAATCTTTCTTTATTTCATTATGAAAGTGAGTATCATAGAAATACCCAGCATTCTTCGTCATATTTCCTATTAAAAGAACCTTATTATCTGGACTTGTCAATGCCCCTTCAAGCGGAATAAATGTTGGGTCAGATATACCGGAAGCTTCATCGCAGATTATGAATAAATGGTCATCGTGAAGTCCAGCTAGTGTTTCCGCTTGTTCTTCTTTTGTGGCTCGAATCGAAGGACTAATCAATCTAAGCCACCATTCTTTCGGTGCTTCTTTATGCTGTATAGAATCTTTCCTTATTACAAACTCATCAGCAACAATAGACTGCCGAAGCCACTTTGAAATCTCAGAAAGAAAAATATCCCGTAACTGCCGATTAGTCGGTGCTGTAACAACTACTTTAGCGTAAGGTCTAGTGCAGAGAAACCATATAGCAGCACATGTTGCGCTTGTATCCTTACCCGTTCCATGGCCTGAACGAATTGTAATTCTTTTTTGCCCCGCTAATGCTTGAAAGAACTCAATCTGCTGAGTTGTAGGAGTTATTTGAATACACTCTGTAATAAACTGCAGTGGAAACCTCTTCCACTCCATAAGTTTATTCACAACAGATTTATTTACATTGGCTTTTACACCAGCTCCTTCAATCAATCGCATCGTATCTTTTTCGTAAAGCTTTTACACGACATATTTTATATTTTCTGCTACCTATTTTACCTATAATCTGACGTACTCGTTCAGGAGTTAATTCATACTTTTTAGCAGTAGCTCTTAATGTAAACTTTCTTTCTACAACTTCAGTATATATTATATTATTTCTATCAATTTTTTCTATCATAATACCTCCACTGGAAGTTAAGAAAAACAAAAGACAAAAGCAGAAAAAAGAACAAAAGCAACGGAGTGCGTTCGCTGAGTTTAAGGGCACATAACCCGATACCAGACTGACAACGTGCCCTTTAGAGTTGCTCTCCAGCATTGCTCAATACATTGTCAGTCTAGTGCTTCATCCAGAAAGGTCATTTATTGACCATTTAACTGTATGTTACTTACAGGTGCCTTTCTTCCCACCAGTCTTAGAACCCGTTCCCGCTCCCGAGTTTCGTCCCTTCCCATCACCTCTACCATCTTTAGGTCCCCTACTTTCTTTAGGCGGACCTGTTTTATCTCCTCTTGGCATTGTGTTCTCCTTTATGTTAGTTAAAATTTTTGATCGTCCAGCGCAGCAAGAGAATCTGTCAGCGGTGTCTCTGACTCTGGGATCGGAACTTCTTCCGCTTCAGCGGATTCTAACGCCTTCTCTTGCTTCTCCATATAAATTAAGTGGGCTACCAGACCTTTGATCTCGGTCGGCTTTCCTTCTATCAGTTGCTCTTTATCTTTGAGTATCTTATAAGACATAACGAGGTCCCGCAGAGATGCGTCCTCGATCTTTTCTGGTGTAATTGCATCAAGCACTCTTGCTTGAAGTTCGGTAAGTTGGAGGGATTGAATCGCCCGATACTGGAGCAGGACGCCCTGTTTCTCCTGAAGTTCTCTCACTTTAGCTCGAAGGGTCGGGGCGGAGATACCGAGTTCAGTAGCAATCGCCGGGGGGCGTTCTCCTCTATCGAGCAGATCCAACACCGCTTGCATGTCTACATCTAACTTCGGCCGGCCAAGATTAGGCTCATTATTAGGCTCTGTTCCTTCCATTATCCTTTCACCCATCGGCAGTATTTATTCAATACTACTCCTTCTTCAGCATAACAACATTTCCCCGAGACTCCAGCAACAAAATGTTCACAATCACACTCCGTATCTTCTTCTGCCGTGCATATATAAACTGCAATTAAGCATCTAAAATCCTTCTTGACTCGGGAGATCACATTCTCCACCGGAGCAAAAATCTCTTCCATGCTGTCTTTAACTGTACTGACTTCCACTATCATCATCTCCTTCTAGTATTCTTTACAGCCCCACTATACTACGTTTGCCCAAGAAAAGCAAGAAGTATTTTCTAGTTCAATGAAAATAATATTCTAGCTTTACGCTTTCTTCTCCCTCGGAAGCTTGCTTCCTTCTGGGGCTGATATGAAATTTCTACTGTGGGGGTGTGGAGGCTTTTTACCCGCCCGCCCGCTTACAAATGACCCTCATAACCCCCCCATTATTCTCAGGATGATAACATTTTGTCATATTGCCCAGCAATATTGAAAATAACCCGTTATTACATGACGATTTTCCTTGACAAATCATACCGGTAATGTTATATTGCAATCAACAATATGACAGTAATTATGATTTATCGTTCATTCACATAGTTCTACTTTACGCAGGGATTGAATGTTGTGCGCAGTAAACAGTAACATCGTCGAAATGCACAAAAACAAATATATCCTGTATTGGAAAGAACACCAGCAATCTTTCATAATGCCAGTGCATTATGCGACACGAGACGGGTTGACTTGGATTCATGCTTTCCGTAATGCACCTTTCATAACGCATTATGGACTGTGTGAAG